GACCTTAGAACATCAAAGTACAAACAAAGAAAAGTAGAGTCTAAAAAGAAATATAATCGTAAGAAAAAAGAAGTCGTGGGATATTATATGGATTACGATGGTAAAGAAAAAATTTTATATAAGGATGATTAATGATACCAGAAACAGATAGAGCTTATATTGCTGGACTTTTTGATGGTGAAGGTAGTATTTATTTTGCTAAACGACCAGAGAAGAAAAAGAAACATAATGGTGAAGGATATCGAACATCTATGTCACAACGTATTAGTATGGAAATAACAATGACAGATCAATCTGTGATTCGTTGGGTTCACGAAACATTAGGTTGTGGTACAGTTGTTAAGAAACCAAGAAAAGGTTTACGTAAAGATGGCACAAAATATTTAATGCAATACAAATGGCGATGTACATTTAGAGATGCCTTTCACGTCTGTTGTTTAATATGGCCGTGGGCTCATACTAAATTACCTAAAATAAATCAGATACTAGAACATTATGCTCACATTAAAATGGAAGGTAAAGTTGTAAGTTTACAAGATTATAAAAGGTTGATGAGTTTAGAATGAGTTGGAGAGAAAGACAAAAACAAATGATTATAGAACTAAATGAAAAAGTATTTAGTCGTGATCCATTAAGAGTTATACGAGAGACTTTTAGTTCTATTGATGTAGTTAATTCTAATTATATAAAAGAACTTAAAAACAGAGAGAACTATCACTCTAAAGCTTTTAATAATTGGATTATTGAAAAAATAAAATATGATTTTTTAATTAATCAGGCTAAAATTGATAATAAAATACCAGGTTATATTTGTAGATTTAATGATGGTAAATATATTGCTTGGAATTTACATAAAGTAAAAGAACCTAAATGGTATAAAAAACCTTTACCTAAAAACTCAAAGTTTGGAGATAATACTTTTATAGATAAGGATGTAGGAGATTTAATGATAGAAGATGGAGTGGAATTAATATGCGAGTCTTAATAATATTAATATTACTAACTGGTTGTAGTGCGAAGTTCGATAGCTACGACCCAACAACAGCGATGTTAAGGTGGATAATAACTAATGATAAAAAATAATAAATATAGATACCCAAAAACGGTACGAGAAGTAATAGAAGGTAAACGTCATTATAATATTAATGACAAAGAAAAACTACCATCGGTGACTACGATATTGTCAGCGACACAATCAGCCGAGAAGCGCGAAGCGTTAGCCAGGTGGCGTGAGTCGAAAGGTGAAGAGGAAGCGACGCGGATCGTGGACCAGGCCGGAGCAAGAGGGACCGCGATGCACAAGATTCTTGAGATGTTTATCTTGAAACAAGGTTATCTAGATGAAACAGAGGTGGGTAAGCAAGCTCACAATATGGCTCTTAGAGTTATTGAACAAGGACTCTGTAATGTTCCAGAGTATTATGGCACAGAGTGTACTTTGTATTATCCTGGATTGTATGCAGGCCAAACAGATTTAGTTGGTATACATAAAGGCCAGGACGCGATCATAGACTTCAAACAAACAAACAAGCCAAAGAAAAGAGAATGGATTGAAGATTATTGTCTTCAATTAGCAGCTTATGCTATGGCACATAATTTTATTTACAAAACACAAATTACCAAAGGTGTTGTAATGATGTGTAGTAAAGATAATTATTACCAGGAGTTTGTTATTGAAGGCAATGAGTTCCAAGAATATAAACATAACTTTTTAAGGAGGGTGGATGAGTATTATAAAACAAGACCAAAAAAGACTGGATAATATAGCCAAAGCATATTGGAATACATCTGGTGAAATGAGGCAAATGTGGGGCAAGAAATGGTACGAATTAATAAAAGTAATAGGAAGGAAATTAGATGAGAGTAAGAGACTTTCAACAGATTCTAGGAAAATTCACTAACGATCAGAAGGGTACAATTATATCTGATTGTCCAATCTATATTGAAACTATGGATGGTAGACTAGAAGAGATTAGAAAAATAGAATTACAGGAGAGTAGGTTAATAAACTCACCAGAGCCTGCAAGAATTGTGCTCAAGGCTGAGTCTTTAAAAAGATTTATGTCACCTACTTATAAACAAAGTTGATGAGTTCTTTGAAAGAACACTGGCCAAAGGGTGCCCAAAGCGAGAGTGGAGGGCACCTATGTATATAGAATTGGTCAAATATCCTGACGTATTTTTACGATCAGTAAGTAATACTGTATCTTTTCCACTAGATGATAAGACCAGTAGATTAATAAGATTTATGACAAAAGCTATGTACCAAAATAATGGTATTGGTTTGGCAGCTATACAAGTTGGTTATCAATTACGTATGTTTGTTATGGATTGCTCACGTAGCGGTGATAACAGCAAAGTATTTATTAATCCTGTCATAGTAAAAAATAGTGAGGAAACTTTAACAGACTTCGAAGGGTGCCTATCAGCACCTGGTAAACGCGGAGAGGTAAAACGATACCTTAGAATCGTTCTAAACTACAAAGATGAGAAAGGAGAGGATCACACAAAGACCTTCTACAACCTAGAAGCGCGGTGCATACAACACGAGATGGACCACCTGGAGGGTAAGTTGTGTATCGATTATGAAAAAGGTGAATATAGTAGGGAAAAACATAAGTCCCAAACAATGGTCGAATCTGATTTTAGAACTAAATCTGATTCGTAAACAATGGGCTCCATACGCCACGTTTGAAATACAAGGCCCAGGAGTTAAGAAAATAATAAATAATGGCACAAATGTGGCCAAATTTACGTGATTGTGCCAATGTATAGTAGAATATTTGAGCAAAATTATTTTTTTAAAAGTAAAAAAAACCTCTGGCACACTTGGCACAGGGTAAAATTGAGCTATTATCGTTGGTATTACTGGCTAAATAGTGTGCCAAGGGTCTTGGCACAGCCTGGCACAGTACTGTATTCGACGCGCGCGACCTTTTTTGTTTTTTTAAAAACTTTTTTGCCCAAAAATCTCACTATACAGTATAAGATAGAATATGAGACAACCTAAAAAATCAAAATACAAATCTGTTGTGATTAAAAAGAAGAGATATTACTTCTACAAAATCACGTGGTTGGATATCACAGGTGACGCCGGGCACGCAGACTTACATACAGCAGAGGGATTTATGCCTTCTGTTATGGTAACACACGCTTATCTATTAAACAAAGATAATAAAAATGTTAGAACGTTTGCAAGTTACGAACAAAACGATGAATTATTTAGTGATAGAAATGTATTTCCAAAAGGGTGTATAGTTAAAATGGAAAAAATAAATGAAAAATAAAACCTTGACTAAGAATATGCCTAACGTAAAATGGCAGGCGATACCACCAGTACGTGGACCTAACCCACAAGGTATTGTAAGGAGTAAAAATGAAAAACTTTTTAAGACTGATAAAAAGCCACGGAGACAGAGCACATAATATCGTAAATGGCTTTTTGAATAAGCACCAAGGACTTATTCTTTTGATAATTTTATATTATCTAGCTCGATTTCATCAGGGGTAATATTAATAATTTCTTTGTTATCATCTAGGATTCTTTTGAGTCTATCTTTGATCTCATCAGAACTCATATTATCTATGTTGCTAGTCATAACTAATTTTTGATCTACATATAAACCACCAGCTTTACCACGTGCAACTTCTGCATTTACAGCTGCGGACCAGGCCTTGTTCTTCAGGGCCTCGTTCCTTATCTTTGCCAGCTCTGCTACGTGTTTACCAAAATCTATACCATACTTCTCCTGAACTTCTGCCCTTAATTCACCAATGTATCTAACCACCAATGGAAAATACTTTGGATTTCGCATTTCAGAAGCTGATTGTCTAGGCCTAGTCTTATACCCGGCTTCGTATGCACACTCCGCTGGAGACATACGGCCTTCATTATAGACTACTAATTCTGCAAATTTTTTCTGTTTATCTGTGAGTTTTTTATCTTGTGTCATCCTTGTAATTTAGTACAAGATGTAGTAGTTAGCAAGTAGGAATTCCGGTGAAACCAGAGTCTAAATTTTGGAAATTAATTAAGAAAAATACACCTAAAATCCAGTGGACAAGACTGGAATCTTGGGCATCCTTTGGCGTGCCAGATTTGGTTGGTTATCACGATTCTTGTGGTTTTTTTATGGTTGAACTTAAAGTCACCAAGACCAAAAAAGTACACTTCTCACCTCACCAAAGAATGTTTCATCTGACCAGAACACAACGTAACTTTATCCTGCTCCGAGACGCCTCTCTCGGAGCCATAAAACTTTATGAGTCTTCCGCGATCCCCGGTCTACTGACCGATCATCGTGAAACACCTTCCCTCGCAATTGATGATTGGGACCACATTCAACGCTTGTTGATCCGCGAACCGCTTGATGCTTGACCGCTTGAGTCCTTCGGGCCCACCCGCCCGGGGCCTGTGGCCTGTGGACTCTTGCTTGCTCGCTGCCCGTGGCCTGTGGGCTCGTGGCCTGTAGCCTGTTGCCTGTTAGCTCTTAATTTTTTATAATAATTCGGATGTCTGAATTCCATTAATGTTCACCGTAACAAATATTTTTAACTGACTTGTCCCAGCACGCTCGACAGTCCTTGCACTGGTTGCCCTGGTCCGGTGCCGGGCACGTCCTGTCTTCAGGCTTCGTTGAAACTGTCGACGTATTTGGCCAGCTAGCCGGCGCGGCCTGGTCAATCATTGGCGCGCTAAATCTTATTATTAAATTTTCCGGGCACTCTTCCAGGTAGTCCTTCGTCCACGCTTCGCGCGTGGGCATCCAGTGTTTAATTTCTGGCGTTAGTCTACAAACTTCAAAAATTTTCTGTAAATGGTCCGGGTTCTGTACGTCTCCTGAATCGTGCCATCTAAAATATTTAACTTTTTTTGAATTGATTTGAACAGCCATAGCTCGAGCCCAGAGCGGGTGCTTGAGCGCTTCCAGTCTTTTGTATTGCGCGTCTTTAACATTTTGAAATCTATACCGGCCGCGCTCGTAGGCATAACAATTGAAACAGACTGAGCCTTTAACCGCTCTAAGCTTGGTCCCTGTTTTGCACTCGTGGGCTGGTGTACTATAAGCCCATCCTGGCATTTTGCCGGGCTTGCTTAATGTGTGAGTTATTACTTCCGCTTCTTTAATCTTCATTTTTAAAAACCTCCGGCCTCTTCTCGTTCCTGATTAAGTCTTTAATAAATCCAGGATATTCTTTTTTTAAATCTTCACCATAGCAACGTTGCCAGGCTTCAATTATTTCTTTTAGTGTATACATAGTTTTTAATCCTTCCTATAAAATCCCACCTTACCAGCTCACCGGCTCGCTGTCAATTAAAAAATTTTGCTTGTATGCTTGTGCCCTCCGGGCCCACCCTTTTATATAATCTAAAAAAGGCTTGAGCGCTTGCACGCTCGAGCCCCTTAGAAAAGATAAAGACCAGCGGGCCAATGGTGCTCACCAGGCCCACCAATCCCAGGACCGGCCAACGCCAGACTGTCTGTGTTCTAGCGGCGGCGGCGCGTCGACCGGTCCAGGGAGTGGCACTAGTCACCCAGTGCCGTCTTAACCAATTCACCATTGGAGGCACGGTTCAGGGCCTCCAGGTATTCTGTTGTTGTTAGTCCAACTTCATCCAGTAAGAAAAATTTCTTATCGGACTGTAAACCGAACCGCGGGTCCTTGATGTAGTCGACAGCTTTGTCGATTATCACGTGACGCTTCGCGCCGCCCGGCTGGTACTCAGGTTT